AGGTAGTATATAAGTTGATTTTACTGACTTCAATGTCAACCAATGGATAAAATGAACTCTTCATTGAGGTCATTTAAATTTTTTAATGCTAAAATCGGCGTTTTAAATGTCCAAAGGTGTAAACGGTTTTTTAACATTTAAATAATATTATAATATAAGAATGTTTACAATAAGACGCCAATTCAAAGTTCAAAACCGGTACAACAGCTTACAATTCCATTTTAATAACTTATTGTCAGAAGATGAAAAATTAATTCAAGAATCAGCACGTCAGTATGCTCGTTCTTTTTTACAACCACGAATTATTGAATCATATCGAAACGAAACATTTGACCGTTCCATTCTTACCGAAATGGGAACCAATGGGTTATTGGGAACAACCATTGATGGATACGGGTGTAGTGGTACCAATTATGTTTCGTACGGATTGGTGGCACGAGAAATCGAACGTGTGGATAGCGCGTACCGTAGCGTACTGAGCGTCCAATCCTCACTCGTCATGCATCCAATTTATAAATTTGGGTCGGATTTACAAAAACAAAGATACCTTCCCGAATTAGCCAAAGGAAATTTAATAGGCTGTTTTGGGTTGACGGAAGCAAATCACGGCTCTGACCCTGGGTCTATGCAAACACGAGCCAAAAAAAGTACATGTGGTTCTTACTATTTACTCAATGGGTCCAAAAATTGGATTACCAATAGTCCCATTGCAGATATATTCATCATTTGGGCCAAAGACGATGAAAATGTAGTTTGTGGGTTTATATTGGAGCGTTCAATGAAAGGCATTTCAACACCAAAAATAAATGGAAAATTATCATTGCGTGGCTCAATGACAGGAATGATTTTCTTGGATAATGTCATGGTACCCAGCAGTCAAATGTTGAACGTTAAAGGCTTAAAAGGTCCGTTTACATGTTTGAATAATGCTCGTTATGGAATTTCGTGGGGGGTATTGGGTGCCGCCGAAGACTGTTTTGAACGAACGCTTCAATACGTCATGGACAGAAAACAGTTTCAAGCACCTTTGGCATCGAAACAACTCGTTCAAATCAAATTGGCAGATATGATGACTGAACTGACATTAGGGCTACATAGCATATTGCGTGTAGGTCGATTACTGGACGAATCAAATGCTACACCGGATATGATTTCTCTTGTCAAACGAAACAATTGTGGCAAATCGTTACACATTGCACGTACGGCACGCGATTTATTAGGCGGAAATGGAATTTCAGACGAGTATCATATCATGAGACATATGTTGAATTTGGAAGCAGTGAATACGTACGAAGGCACTCATGATATTCACGGATTAATTTTAGGAAAGGCAATTACAGGATATGCCGCATTCTAAAACAAAACTTCTTTTTTTACACCTTTGGACATTTAAAACGCCGAATTTTATATAATTATATAAAAATCTTATTCTTTATATTGTTTTGACTTCCTTTTTGTTTTTCTTGATGATTTTCTTTTATATTTTTCATCTCTCTCATAAGAACCTTGAAATATACGTAACATAATTTCACTTGGTATGTCTTTTATTGTCTCCTTTATGTTACTCTTTAATTCTTGATAAGTTATTCCTATTTTCTTCTGTAATCGTGACTTGAAAACACTAAAGAAATTCTCTATGGCGTTTGTAAAATGCTTATAGGGAACCGCATATAACATTTGATTATGATTAATTGTAATAATTATTCCAAAAATTAAGATATATAAAAACTTATTTCTTAATAAAAGTGTTGTGGTTGTTAAAAACTGGATTAAATAAAAAAAATTTTTTGTCCAAAATAATAATAAATGAATGTCAATTCATTTAAAATTCATTCTATGATGTGTTTTGTAAAAAAAGAAAATTACAATGAAAATCATCCTATTTTCGTAACTGGATGCTGGGATATTAAACGTGATGAAATGGATAATACTAATTCAAACCATGATTGGAAACGTTCTTTTTCAGTATATACTAATGCATTAGATTCATTGCTTGGCACTGGAATTGATATCATTGTATTTGGAGAAAATAACATTAAAGATATTGTTCAAAAACACAAAAACGCAAAGTTTATAAATTATCCCCTATCCAACTTTAAAAAACTTCCTTTTTTTGAAAAATTGAATATAATAAGAAATGACCCGTCATGGTATAATAACGCAGAATATTTATCATCTAGCCCTCAAGGCAAATTGGAATTTTTTAATCCTATTATTATGAGCAAAATTTATTTTGTTAAACAAGTACATGAGTTGTTTAAGGCTAAATCTGTTTACTGGATTGATGCTGGAATAACTAGGACGCATAAAACAGAATTAATTACAAATATTCATTTATCACTTAGTAAATATAATAAATTTTTATTCATGAGGTTTCCGTATACTTCAAATCAAGAAATTCATGGATTTTTACGAAGTGGAATGAATAAATATTGTAACGTAAATATGGTAAATTTAATTTCAAGAGCTCAATTTTTTGGTGGTTCAATGGAACATATTAATGAAATCGTTAATCATTATAATTCATTAATAACAGACACTTTAAATGAAGGGTATTTAGGCACTGAAGAAAGTATTTTTACTATATTATATTATCAACATCCACATTTATTTGATTCTGTTATCATTAATCAATCCAATGGAATAGATACATTATTGTCTCTTTAATTCTATTCCAATTCACTCGTTCAGTTTTAAATCTTAACGAATCGTATCAATCAAGACCCTTTACAGTAGAAGAATATTAAAAAGTAAATATTGATGTATCACAATCCTTTTTAGAAAAAAAATCCTCTTTTTGTGATTGAAAAATTTGAAGAACATCTTATCATTGAATAAATTGAAAAATGCAAAAAAATTATCTAATAGATAATTTTTACTACTTCACTCTTTTTACACTCTTTCATTCTCTATTATAATTCACTCTTTACAATTTCTTTATAATTATCAAACCTCTCTTTAAATTCGTCCACATTTTTTGTAAATCCATACTTTATTAATTCTTTTACAATTCTTTCTTTTTTCACTTCTTTCTCTTCTTTATCCCCAAACATTTCATCAATCACCCTCTCATAATTTTCTTTATACCATACATCCTTCTTACACACATCTCCTCTTTTATTAAAAATAATTTTTCTTTTTCCAAAAATATCTCCTTCATCAATACTTAATAATCCATCTTTTACTACTAAAATATTTCTACTAATATTATCACTACTCCTAAACAATCCATCATACAATCTAATTTTTAAATTTTCTTCCTTATACTTTATTTTTTTTAACACATTTTTATTTTTACCTACATCCCCTATATTTTCAAACCATTTCATCACACAATACACAACTCCTTTTTCATCTTTTTCCCATCTATAATTATCCTTCCAGCTCTTCTTCTTCTTATCAACCAATTCAATTTTTTTATTCAACCGTATCACCTCCATACTCAAATCCATTATACCAAACTCTTTTTTCATTTTATCCATGCATAAATAATCTTTCCCTCCATTCATACTCTTACTCATCTCCTTTAACACATACTTTTCTCCACTTTCCTTGCTCTCAACAACCACACAACATTTTTTTAATCCACATACACCTTCCACCAATACATGAATTGTTTTATATTTTTCATCAAAATCAACTATTTCTTTTTTTTCAACCTCTTTTTTCTCTTTCACCGCTTTCTCTTTCACCTCTTTCTCTTTCACCTCTTTCTCTTTCTCTTTTTTCTCCTCTTTCTCTTTTTTCTCCTCTTTTTCTTTTTTCTCCTCTTTCTCTTTTTTCTCCTCTTTCTCTTTTTTCTCCTCTTTCTCTTTTTTCTCCTCTTTCTCTTTCTCCTCTTTCTCTTTTTTCTCCTCTTTCTCTTTTTTATCCTCTTCCTCTTTTTTCTCCTCTTTCTCCTTCTTCATCATATAAAATTCTTTATATTTTTTACCATTTTCACCCAACATTCCAAACTCTTCATTAACCACAAAACTGCCTACTCTCCCAAATTTCCCCAACCCCCACTTTTTATCAACATGCCAATCTTCAACTACATAATCTTCATTAATTTCAATATTCCTTCTTTCTACAAATAAATAATCTACCATTTTTCTCTCATTATACCCTCTTTCCACATTCACATCCACAACTTTATCTCTATCATTCATACACAACATACCCAGCCATACGCCAAAAGCCTTTCTTTCTTTCATTTCTTTTTTATTAAACCGGTTCAACGCAAACATAAATACTCTTTTTTTATTCTCATCGGTGACAAAAAAGTCTTCCATAATCTCGATAAATAAATAAACTCCATCTTTTCTTCTATATCGATATCCTTCTGCGCCTTCCCAATGAAACATTTTTTGATAAATATCAAACACCTTTTCATCTCCAATTTTTATAAAATGGATTAATCTTTCTCCCCATGCCAATAATTCATTACTATCCCCCTTTTTTTTATATTGCAACACTTTATCCAACTTTACATCATCTTTGTATTCTACCTCATTATATTTATACCAATTATTCATATAACTCACCACTCTTCCTTTTTTACATTCTTTCACAATTTCGCATATCCTCTTCATATCTTCCACTTTTTCAAAAAAAGTCGCATTTTCCATTTTTTCAAATAATAAAATACACATACTCACTCGCTCAAACTCATCCACAATTTCTTCCATCACCAAAATCTTCATTCTATTTATAATATTAGTTAATAAGCCTTCACTCATTAGCCCAAACACCATCATTTCCATCACACACCACTCAAATTTATCATACACACCTCTTCTAAAATATTTACAAATACCGCTTTTTAGTACACTACTCTTTTTACCCCAATAACTACTATTATTAAACATACCCACCTTCATATCTTTCACTTTTTGCATACCTTTTGCCTTTTCCATCGCATTTTCCATCGCCTTTTCCATCAATTATTAACTTTACAAGTTAAAGGTAAACTACCGGTTCCTTTTGAATATTTTTCATTTTTGTAATGAATCGTGTTTATAATACTTTATCTTGTACTTTATCTAATCCAACATAACATTTTTTTTCATCATCGTATAAGACTAGCCATAGATTACGAAAACATTGATAGAGGGATAAACGAACAATCGATTGAAATAGAGGATTCGATTGAACTTCATTGTGATACATTTCTAAATGGTATCCAGGAATCTTGCTATTCATATGATGGATGTGATGATATTCAATTCCTCCCGTAAAGTATTTGAATATGGCTGGCACCTGAATGAATGAACTTCCTTTTATCCCACTATCATTCACATTCCATTCAGAAGGCGACACAACGTAGGAAGGCTCATACGTATGTTGATTATGAAATAAAATCACACCGATGGTACTTGCTATCCATAAAGAAAAAAACCATGGGAATAGGATACCACTCTGATGTAAATAATATAAAAAGATACCAAATGCTACATTATGAACGAGTTGATCCAACACCAAGGCTTGTATATGATACACGGCTTCTTCAATAAGTCTTGTCTTACGAAACAATAATTTTAGGACTGAAAATCGTTCTAGAATTATAAAAATATATATAGTTATAATTGATTTTTTAATCAATTATTAATTTTTGTAAGACAGTTTTTTATTTTTTATTTTTTATTTTTTATTTTTATAGTTTATTTTTCAATTCAAACAGTCAATGTATTGTATTCTTCAACCATATGATTAATTCTTACTTCTTGAGCCTCTACCCATTTGGAGGCTAACCAATTCACATAGGATTGTTGATATTCAGGAATTTGATAAATCGCGTCAATTTGAGATAAAGAAATAGATTGTTTTTCTTCTTCTTCTTCTTCTTCGTCTTCATCAAAACGAACAATCAT